AAAAGAAATACTTATATATTTATAGGAGTAGGAATTTTATTATTTCTTATTATCATATCAATCATCTTTTATTTTGTGAAAAAATATCGTTCTACAGATTCACTACCTAAGAAAACAAGTAAAAAGGTTCTAAATCTGAAACATAAACCGGTGGTGACACAAAAGAAATTGGGTAAGTCCAAAAATTCTATTTTTACTTTTCCTCCCCCTATGCTGGGTAACGGTACTCCTTATAACACACCAAACTAATTATGTAAACAAAATGGTAGAATACTAAAAATGAGTTTTGTCTAAAGAAGGAAATATATAATTTAAGTAATGTCTATTTATGCGTCTATTGATTCTATTCCGTGGGATATCAGAAAAAATATTAATAAAGATCTTGAGATAAAAATAGAGAATAAATTTGGTGCTGGCCCTCCAAAGTATGTTTATCCGTTTGAAATTGAGGAAGAAAATATTACATTGCCATTTGCATATGGTATTTCTAAAAAAATTAAAAGACCGGTCAGAGAAAAGTTCGAAACTACAAAAATGTCTTTTGAGGGAGTTTTAAGACCTGAACAAACAGAAGTTCGTAAAGAAGCTATCAAGCAGCTAAGTAGTTCAGGAAGTATTTTATTATCAATGTATTGTGGATTTGGTAAAAGTTCCACAAGTATGAAACTTGCTTGTGATATTGGACTTAAAACTCTTATCATTGTTAACAAATTGATACTTATAAAACAATGGTGTGAAGGTATTAAAACATTTTGTCCTTCAGCCTCTACACAAAAGATAACATCGCGATCCAAGAAAGACAACTGTGATTTTTACGTCGTAAATGCTCAAAATGTTGAGAAAATGGGTCGATCATTTTTTTCAGACATAGGTACCGTAATTGTAGACGAAGCACATCTAATTATGGCTGAAACACTTTCCAGATGTCTTCAATGGGTTCATCCACGATATCTTATTGGTTTAACAGCAACCCCTTACAGACCAGATGGATTAAATATACTTCTTGATTTCTATTTTGGAAAGTATAAAATTATTCGTACTTTATGGAGAGAACATGTTGCATATAAAGTGTCAACAGGGTTTAAACCTACTATTGAACAAACAGCTAACGGCAGAGTTAATTGGGGTGTTGTTTTGGATTCTCAAGCGAATAGCGAGGAACGTAATGAAATGATTATCAAAATTTTGAAATATCACTCTACACGCAATTTTTTGGTATTAACAAAGAGAGTCTCACAGGGGGAATATCTTCTTAAGAGATTAGAGGAAGAAGGAGAAAATGTAACATCTTTACTTGGAAATAATCAAGAATATAATGTATCTAGTCGTATTCTAATTGGTACAAGTAGTAAAATTGGAGTAGGTTTTGATCATCCAAAGCTAGATGCTTTATTGCTGGCTGGAGACGTTGAACAATATTTTGTTCAATATCTTGGAAGAGTTTTTAGAACAAAAGATGTAAAACCTATCATAATAGATTTAGTTGATAATTATACTCTGTTGAATAAACATTTTATTACAAGACGTAAAATTTATCAAGATCATGGAGGAGAAGTTCGAAACTTTAATCTTGAACTAATAGAGAAATCCTAGCCATTTTCATATTATTCAAAAATAATATTAACAGCGGCTGTTATATAATCAACTAATTTATCTGTTGTAGAAGAAAATTCTATAGAATTAGACTCACTCATCTCATTATCTTCTGACAAGTTAAATTCGTCGAGCTTAGCCTTCAAATCTAGCGCATGTTCATCAATTAGAACATCATTTCTATCCTTAATGGCAGAAAACAATTTTTAGTTATGGTTGACATTTCCGGGTCAGATATCAAGTTACCATCAAAATCTTTGTACTTTCCCTTCCTTCTAGAAACATCTGTACATACTAACCTGTCCTTAAGAGGATATTCAAGAGCATATTTTGCATACCCGAGAGCACCATTCTTTACGTGTTCTTTTGTTAGATATTGCACTTGATCTTCTAGATGCTCTGGAGTTATTGGTAGTAAGTTATTTATTATTTGGGTAGTGTTCTTATTTACAGTAGATGGCTTATCAATTGCTTTCTCGGCCACAGACTGCATACGATCGTGAAAATCTTTAGTCTGTATATTTATCTGCTTCTTATAATCCGCGTGTATTTTCTTTATAATTATTTTTTGTTCAGATATTTTACAGATAAGTTCTTTCTGTCGTAAAATAGATGATTCTAGATCTTTTTTGACACAAGAAAGTTCGTTAGATTTTTCATCAAGTAATTGTAATTGTTCTTGTACAAGAGGAGTATTAGCTTTGCATATTCTTAAGTGTTTCTGTAATGAAGACTTTAATGTAAAAGGTGTATTACAAAAAGTACATATATATTCTTCAGCTACTATATTTTGTTTAGATTAAAATAGAAAATATTTCTATTTCGGTTTATATGTAGATTAAAATATAAAATATTTTATATTTCTATTTTGTTTATTAAAATAGAAAGTATTTCTAATTTAATCAAATATACGTAATTAATTTGATGATTTTATCAGACGCCAATATGTAACTTTATATGTTTCGTTCCATTTCACTTAACACAAAATTTGTGTGTGTTGGGATTTTTTAAAACGATCAGGTCCGGAATTTCAAATGTTTTTAAAAACATCCGATTGTACAAAAACTTTAAAATTTTAAAAATTATAAATAGAAAAGGATTTTCAAAATTCAAAATCTTCTCCTCCGCTTTTTAAAGTAAAATTTGATAATTATCTTAATACGTTTCTCGTATTAAGAGATTGTTCTTTTCTAATATCTCATATGGAATTGAAAATGATCTGGATGCTTATTCCTTATCTTGATTTGAGAAGTCTGTTGAAGACCATGCTTGTTAAAGTCTCCGTACAATGTAGTCCAAATAGTTAGTTTCTTATTATTCTCTTCCATACCAATACTATTTCTGATATCAGACGTTATGACTTCTATCGTTTGGTCTATCATGGTTTGTATATAGTTATCACCTGCTGATCTTTTTGGTGGTACTATATATCTAGAGTGTATATCTCCTACGGGAGGCCTATATGATTTATAAATTTCACTCATGACACTAAGAATCGTTTTGTCAGGAATAAGTATAGGTCTTCCTTGTGGATCTACACCGGTTAAAAGATCAGTAATTTTTGCACTAATAACTCGAACTGTTTTATCACTAAAATATTTTTTTATATAATCATCACCTCCTTTCCACCCTATGTATCGAAAATAATTATCGTCGCGAGATTCTTCTGCTATTTCTGTTGCGTATTCCATTTACTTAGTGTAAAGATTTACATTTTAAGATTATAAAAGAAGTACTTCACTTGAATTTATATAACACTTTTAATTTCTGATTGATATGATCTGCCGTGTATTTTTTTCCTTTGTTAACATGTTCAAGCATATTCTCGAGTTCTTTTTTTATGTTTGCTAAATGACAATCATCCTCGTTGCCATCATCTGTAAAGTTAAATGGTGCTATTGCTATACAATTTTCCGGTTGTGTATCATAAACCTCGTCATAATCATCAATAATATATGTATTTTTCTTGAAAAAATCTGGTAATTTGTAATCTTCCCATAGCATTTTTAGATCTTTCGTACCGTCTTTATCCTTTTTAGAAATATCACAATGATAAGAAAAGAAGATCCAATCCAATTGTCTGTTATCGCGATCTTTCTTGTAAATAATATTTTTGATTACAAACAAAGCGTAATCCTTACTTGCTGCTGTCCAAACAGATACGTTAAAGTTTTTGAAAAGAAAGTCCAGAAAGTCCTGTAACCCTGGACGTTCAAATACAGTATAGAAATTGTCCATATTAATATTAGGAAATTTACGGGCTTTTTTCTTGAGTTTAGGATCCTTTTCCGGTATATACTCTTTATCGGTACCAGCCCAGATCAAAGTCTGATCTAAATCTAATAAAATGTTTATCTTTTTCTTAGTTCTCCCCATTTTCTCATTAACAAGATTAAAAAGTAAGAATTTTGGATTTTTTAAATAGCCATTTTTACAGAATCGACTGACTCACGTTCGTTTTGTATTGCTGCTGCGGCAGACATCAGATCTGTTCCTTTAGAAGAAGATTTAGAAGAAGAATCTGGTGAATTTTCTGGTATTGGATCAAACCCCAGATCTTCCAGGTTAGTCTTCTTTTTAGGCTGCTTTATCTTTTTGCGTTGTGGTGGCTCCGGAATATACTCTTCATATTCTTCCTCGTCCTCTTCTTCATATTCAACTGGACGCGGTTTAGGTTTAATAACACGTTTTGGCTCTTGATGTTGATGTTGATGTTGAGGAGGAGGAGGAGGTTGAGGCTGAGGTTGAGGTTGAGGTGGCGGAGCAAATTGACTTACTGCTTCTTCAATCCATTGAAAAGCTCCAGAACCTTCATACTTCTCGACTCCTCCTGATCTATATACGATTAGAACACATGGAACAGAACCTACCTCTATTTTTCCATTCTTCAATATTCTTTTCCTTACTTGTTCATTATCAATACAGACAGACGTTAGCCCAACTACATTTGTTAGATCAACCGGACAAGATGAAAGCGCTGACAATAGTTTAGTAGACATAGGTGAATATTTACTGTATAAAAGTACACAAAGACGTTCCATTTTTATTTGTCCGGTCTGATTTGTTTAAGCGAATTTTAAGCAACGAGAGAAAGTTGAAAATGAATAATTCAATTTAATATATTGATAATACTAAATTTACTCCAAAATGTCAGAATTTGCGCTATTCGAACAGGCTCTTGCCGAATATGAAACTAAAAAGATTGGTCTTGATATTATAACAAATGATGAAAAATGTGGTCATACCGATCTTGTCACCGAAAATGGGATTGTCAGTTGTTTGGAATGTGGAGAACAGATACATAGGACAATTATGCATGAAAAAGAATGGAGGTTTTATGGTCACTCAGATAGTAAAAGATCGTCAGATCCTAACAGAGTGCAAATGCGCAAATCAGAGGAAAGGAGCATTAATAAGGATGTTGAGAATATGGGTTTTTCTGAAACAATAGTTGCAATGGCAAATGATATATATGCACAGGTAACGAAGGGACAAATATACCGTGGCGATTCACGCAAAGCGGTTGTGTTTGCGTGTATTTATCATGCATACAAGATGGCTGGAAAATGTCAAACTCCTAAAAACTTGATGGAAACATTCGGTCTTAATAAGAAAAGCAGTCTTAAAGGATTAAAAATTGTTAATGTTAATGCTCCAAAAGATTCGCCATTACATACTACCGCACTAACGGCGATTCACCACATTCATGACGTTATGGACAAGTTTTCAGCAACACAATCTCAGAAAAACGAGGTTATCGATCTGTACAATAAGACAAAGAATCGTTCTTCAAAACTGAACAGAGCACGACCACAGTCAGTTGCGGCAGCTCTTACATATTACTGGATATGTAAGAAAAATATGGATATTAGTCTAAAAAAATTTGCACAAAAGGCAGATCTGAGCGAACTTACTATTAATAAAAATGCTAAAGAAGTAGCATTAGTTCTTGGCACTCCTAAAATAGTTTAGAACAAAGATCGGGTATTGGAGGTGTTTCTTGTTGTACTTGCTGTACAGGATAAAGAGTTTTTTGATTGCAAGATACTGAATTCAAAGAACATGCATTTGCAACCTCTTGTTGCATAAGACCCTGTTTTAATCGTGCTTTTGTTTCGCGAGCTGGTATAAAGCCAGTGTTATAAAATTTATTCATTTATATTAAGAAAATATTTACTTTTAAAGTTAAAACTCTTTTATCTAAAAAGATGATAGAGTTACATAAAAATGGCTCATTATGGTCAACTTTTAGATACTTTTGAACCGGATAAACAAATTATCTATAACGCGTTTGATGACTATTTCAATCATCCTATAATGTCTAAAATTAAAGATGTAAACGGACATAGTATGTATATGAGTAAAACAGCTTGTTTACTAAGTAACGAGTGTCGATATATTATTTGTTTTGTTGTTATTGATGATTTACCTGTTGGAAAGACAGAAGCTTTAATTAATATTAGATGGGTATCTTTCCAGACAAGATCTCTCTCTGAAAGACATAATATTCAAACACATGGTTACCAACCCAAAAGAGATGGTCCTCTTAACGTTATTATAACTAGAACAGATGTTACTGCCGAAGCAAGTACCTACAAGTGCGACTCATTTGCTCTAACTGTTACTTTATTGCATAAAAAGGGAGAAAATGATTATCAACCTAGAGGTAATGTTATAGCTGCTTTAGAAACTTATTCAACTATTATAACTTTACAATAGGTTTAAAAGCATAATTTTTATTTATTAAATGACTTCTGCTCTTGAAAGTGATTATATTGAACCATCTCGTCCTTACTCACAGAGTGAACTAAAAGATATGCGTTTGGCTCTTTATAGAAATCTAAGACTTGGTTTGGTAACAGCACGACACGAACAATGCGGACATATGTATTTAACAAAACAAAATGGGAGAAAAGAAAAAGAGATACGTGAGAGTTCTAATGAAGATGTAGGAAAGTGTTCTGCTTGTTGGAAAATAAGCAAGACACCTCGTCAATTACGTAATAAGGCAACTAATTTGGCATTAGACTATCGCGATACGTTTTCTTCTCAACCAGCATTTCTTTCGTATCATAAAATTGATTTGGAAACTGTTTACTATAAGTGGTTGTACGAAGATTTTAACTAATTTTTTGTATATTATATTTTCTATATACAAAATGAAAGCATCTGTTCTATGTTGGTATTCAGTTCGAAGCAAGGGAAAAAAACGGAATTATTATGTAAACGTAGAAACTGGAGAATCGCAATGGGGATTACCACCAAATGAAGGACAAAAACTTCCACCAGGTTGGGAAATGTACGCGAGTCTTAATAAATCTCCTGGAACTAATTATTATTATCACCGCATATCAGGTCGTGTGCAATGGAACGATCCTACCATAGATTATAAACAGGAAATTATTTCTCTTCCTTCAGGTTGGGAAATGAAAACGAGTAAGTGTCAAAATGATTATTACGTGAATAAGAAAGAGAATAAATCTCAATGGGAAATACCTACTATCATTAGTACTTCAGATAAACCGAGACCTTTCCGCTTTATCATTCCGGTTGATGATGAAATTAAAATTGTTGTACCGAGTAAAAAAGCAAAACGCGTTGTTCAACCTCCCAGAGCATTGAAATGGACTGGTAACAGCTGTTATGTTGACAGTGCTCTATTTGCTTTTTTTGCTGGACCGAAGAATTTCTTAGAACAAATGCTCTATGGAAAACTAGAAGAAAACATAGATATGATGATTCCAAATATATGTACTGATAGTCAAAATATTAAAGACGATTTAGAGAATCGAAAGCGTGTACAAGCGCAATTAGTTCGCATAGCACAATCTATATGGAGAACTGGTGAAGAAGTAGAATATTGTTCTGATCTTAGAAAAACTTTTAGAAATTGCCCTAATTCAGAGATGTATCATAAAACAGGAATAGGTGATGCTGGTGAATTTATTACATATCTGTTAAGTATACTTTCACACGAGCCATCATCTAGAAGAACTGAAACCTATGCTACTAATATACTTGGATTAGATTTAGATGCTATACTTGAACAGGATAGATCTGAAGAAGATCTGTTTCTTTATACTTCATTTGATCAACTAGGTTCATTGGTACACGTTATACAAATGAATATTGTTCAAAAAATCGGGAAGGATTCAGCTTTACTTTCAGATTATTTGAAAGAAGTGATTAAACTTAAGTTTCCCCCGAGTGAGTTGTATAAGGCAGATAATGATAAGTTTTATAAACGGAGAATACAAATTAGAACGATAGAATACACCCCATATTTAATCGTTAGTGTCAAGAGAGTTAAAAAATCTAATCCTAATCGTATTATTAAGAATATTGTTATACCAGATGAAGTTATTAAAATAGGAGATAGCAAACAATTATTTTCTCTTTCTGGGGTTGTTATGCACACTGGAGGATGTCATTATGTTGCGATCGCAAAATATAATGGCGTTTGGTGGTATTATAATGACTCTGAGTACTTACGTGGTAAAAAGCTGGTTCAATATGAAAGTTTTGAAGATTTTATGAACGAGGTTCAAAATGATCCAAGAACTGATAAAATTAATCCATATACTAACGGTACACAATTTTACTATACTCCTGAACACAAGGTTTAATTTAATCTTATTACAATCATTGTAATAAGATAATGAATAATTCATTTCAGTCTTCGTCTTCTGGTATAAAAGCATTCGGATCTACTCCTGGTGGCATCCAATTTATTGGAAGATCTCTATATCTTCTTCGATGCAATATTCTATTGAATATATTATCTTTGTTAATTCCTGGATTAACATTCCATGTGTTAATAGATCTATCAAATGCTATAGCACCGGCAAACATTTGAGAAACGTTATTTACATTCTGCATAATCAAGTCGACTCTTTGATTAAAAGATTCGCTATTTTCAAACATTCTAGAGGTGTTCTCAAGACTTATCGTTGGCCAGCTTTCTATTCTGCCATTAAAGCTCTTCGTATACATAAACATTCCTTCCATTGTTTCAACTGAAATAAGACCTAATCTATTTTGTGTCATATTTTGTGCCCATCCAGAAAGATCTTGATCAAACATTATTGTATACGCAAACATATAAGACATATCTGTAACATTCCCAATATCCCAATTTCCAATTGGTTGATTAAATCTTTTAGCACTCTCAAACATAGATTTCATATCCAAAACGTTGGTCGTATTCCAGCCACCAATAGGTCTATTAAAAGAACTAGTAGTACTAAACATTTCTGACATATTTCTCACATTGCTAGTATCCCAACCACCAATAGGTTGATCAAAAGAAATAGTATCCTTAAACATTTGTGTCATATCTGATACATTTCCAGTATCCCAACCACCAATAGGTTGATTAAAACAAAGAGCTCCCCTAAACATTTCTGACATATCTCTCACATTGCTTGTGTTCCATTCTCCAATCGGACTATTGAAAGCATCAGCTCTTTGAAACATAAGTGACATATTTAGCACATTACCAGTATCCCATGTATCAAGTGTGTAATTGAAAATATTTGCCTCACAGAACATACCAGACATATCAACTACATTACTTGTACTTGTGCTCCATTTACCTATCGGCTGATTAAAAGAAGTAGCTCCTTCAAACATACAATGCATATACATGACATTGTCTGGTTTCCAATTAGAAATGTCGCAATTAAAAGAAGTAGCAGATGCAAACATACTAGACATATCTCTAACATTGTTTATTTTCCATAGAGAAATATCCCCATTAAAAGAACTAGCATCTGCAAACATACGTGACATATTTTCTACTTTACTGGTATCCCATAAAGAAAGATCCTTGTCAAAAAGTTTCGCTTCACTAAACATATTAGACATATCTCTAACGCTACTAGTGTCCCAAAAACCAATTGGTTGGTTGAAAGAATTGTTAAATACAAACATACCGGACATATCTGTAACTCTACTCGTATTCCAACGACCTATAGGTTGATTGAAAGAGATGGCATATTGAAACATGCATGACATATGAGTTACCTTACTTGTACTCCATCTAGAAATGTCAGATATACCAGTATCCGTATTACTGAACATATGTGACATATACATAACTCTTACAGTTTCCCAATTTTCTAATCCGCTAACAATCGAGTTTGAAGCGTTTTTAACACCGTGAAACATGAACTCCATATGTTCAACATTTCGCACGTCCCAATATTTCAGATTAACATCTTCTCTAAAAAAATCTATCCTATTAGCAAACAAGTATGACATATCAGTAACATTTCTTACATCCCAAAAAGCTATCTCTCTCATATTAGCATCCTCTATATTGGCAATTTCAGAATGTATTATATTGTTATCAAATTCTCTCACTTGTATGTTTCCAGTTAAAAAATCTCTTTCTAGACTAGGGCCTGGAGGTAAATTATCAACCAGTTTTTTTATCAATGCTCGTGCAATATATACATATTCTGTATTTCGACTTTTATCTCTAATATTCAAAAGATCGTGTACTCTACTTGTATATCGAAGCTCGTTAACATAATCCATTTGGAATTCAATGATATCTTTATCTAATATATACCATCTTTCGTCTCTTAAATTTGGACTAAAAGTATCGTTATAATAATTGTATCCCATGTTATCAAGCATATCCAACCAACGATGTGTACTCATTAAACCAAAAGTACTCAGTCCACCTGCAGCACGCATGGCAATTGTAACTAGACGATATTCGTTTGAATTAAAACATGCCTCTATACTATTCCAAGTATTCACAGGATCTGTATATATATGTTCTTTTAAGAGATCAATTATAGTTTTATCTGGTAAAGAAAGTAATCCATCAGATAATGGTGAATATATAGAAGCCGTATTTTTGATTATTTTATCCTTTTTCCGTTGTTCGTTTGGTTTTTCCCATTGTTTCTGACCAAGAGTCTTATTTATGTAATAATGTCTGTTTTTATTATTACTCCATAATTTTTCCCAACCTTTAGGAAGTCTAGTTTTTGTCATTTATATAATAATAATAATTTTATTATTATTATATTTTTGAAGAATTAATAATTATATAACACACGTCACTTATTTTTCGCAAATATCTTTACATAATTCTATCGGTAAAATAGATAAAAGTTCTTTTGACACACGACTAAAAGTGCACACGCTTAAGATATCTTTTACTTTCCCGATCATAGGAACATGAGAGCTATCTATACCAGATTCAATATAATCTGGAAACATCTGAGAAAAACCAATCTTTTCATATAACTTTACAAGATTAATCATACTGTCTTTGTCCGATAAATCTTTACGATTCCAGATTGATCCGGAAGCTTCTAATATTATATCAGAAGCTTCATTTATAAAACCTAATTTGTATGCTTTACATATACAACATAATAACATTCCATAAGATATACCTTTTGTTTTTTGTAAAAACGGAAATCTTTGTGTATCTAATTGATACTGAGTAACAGTATTATAAAATGAATTTAAAAATCCGTTATACCCATTGTCGTATGTAGTAGTTTTCCATTTTTCGTCAATTTCATCTAGATAATCATACTTATACTGTTTAACCTTGGTTGAATCAGAATAGAACCTTATACGGACATATGCTAATTCATCGAATTCTATACGTTTTTTAGATTGTTCTTCTGCATGTTCAATAAATTCTTCATCTTCTCCTATATACATAAGTCTTGCTGTACAAATTAATATTGTATTATTATCATTTTTATCAACAGATGACGTTATATTAATTCGAAAGTCATCAGGCATTTATAAGTTGTAATTATTTTTTATTGTGTTCTTGAAATATTTTCTCACACCCTCAGCACCATTGTTAATAAGTTGAGAAATTTGTTCATTGTTAATGTTAAGATCTAAAAAATATATAGATCCATTAGATATATTTATCGTTTGTTCAACAAATTTAGATGAATAATTTGATGAATCAATACTATTAGTTAGTGTGTTAATAAATAATCTAAAAAGATTGAAGACATCCGTGACAGAGGTCCTAGTTCCATCTTTATTTTCTTCACAACTAATAATTTTAAGACCAATAGTAAGAGGGTTAAGATTCTGTTTGTCAATACTTTTTAAGTCATTTTTGTAGAGTGCGTTAACATCATTAAAAATCCATATAGGATAATTGTCAACTATACCTCCATCTACAAAATAATCTTGTTCACCAAATACGGAAAGTTGTAAAGGCTGAAAAAAAATAGGAGCTGATATACTTGCTATAATAGCGTCTATCAACTTAATATCTCCATATGTAGAATGATGAAAATACACAGGTTTTTCTCTGTTTATACAACATGAAACGATTACTAAATCTTTTCCTGTTTTTTTGAATAAACTAGAAAGTGTCTCATCTGGAGAAACCCTAGCGGTTAAAAAACTCAGTATTTGTTTTCTAATTCCAGAAGAAGAGTTTACACCATAATTTTTTGAGAATTTAAACATATCTAAAAAATCGCATTTTGTTGATAACCCCTCAAAATTCAAAATATTCTTGATTTCTGAAATCTCACTAGATGTAAAACCTGCTGCTAAAAAAGAAGCAAAAATTGCACCAAAGCTAGTACCCGCAAAACGTTTTATCTTTGGAAGAATTCCATTCTTCTCTAGTTCGGAAATAGCACCGCAATATGCAAAAGAACATACACCACACCCTTCAAACACAAGATTCTCATAATTCTCTTGTGTTTTCATTTTCTTTTATATATTAAATTAAATTATAAATTAATAATAGATTTTTCATTAATTATGATTAAAGTCTGTTATTTTTAGTTGTAAAATAAAGCCATTTATTTTATAACATAAAGAATCGTTTTTTTATGGTTTGAACTGATACCAACGATATACCTATTATATTGTCGTTATTACATGAATAATAACGAAGTTTGTTTGTTTTGTTTATGAGTTTTTCCAATTCATCTTTGGATCCGTAGACTATACATGCAATTTTTTGGGTAACTTTTTCTTTATTTCCACAACCTGCGATAGGCATATCATCTTTTTGAATAGACAAGCAATTACTTGATGGAATTTTAAAAATAGTTCTTTCATATCCTTGATTATCTTCTAATCTTATTCCTTGAATAGGATCGGGACCTATCCACCGTAAACCTAATTCTTCTTCTAATTCTAATAACATAGCTTCGTGAGGCTCCTGACTATTTTTACACTTTCCTGTCACTCCAATTTGAATGTCCCATAAGGAAGAACTTGAATCCTTAAGTTGTACTGGACACACTATCCAATCACTATCTTTCATTTCTTTGATATATTCTCTTAAAAAATTACATCTACCGACAAGACCGTAAGAGCTAAATTCAATTGAAGTCTCCGGGAAAACTCTCCACTCGGCCATATCAACCTTAATATAATGTCTAGCTTTACATCTTTTAGCACTCCCTAGTGCTCTGGGTTTGATATTCTTAAAAAGACATGTATAAATGTTTTTATGTTCTTCCATAGTGATTTTTCATTTAAAAGTCTTCCTTTAAAATATAATTGAATTTGAAGGAAATGTTTAGGATTTAATATCAAAAACATTATGTTAGACGAAGATGATTTCATGCATAACCAGAATTTTGGATGGTGGCCTTTTACACCACTTACAATTGTAATCAGCTGTCTTGCTTTTTATAAGTTCATTGAAATGTGGAGAGGTGTGCATATGCAAAAACAAATGCGTATAGTACGTGCAATGCTATATAAACTGTCTGTTGCTCCTTTTGCAACAAGGAAAGAATATGAATATTGGAGAACTGGTAATCTGAAACGCATAGAAATATGTTCAGAATGCGGTCCTATATATGATACATCTCTTGAATTATATGATATGAAATTAAAATTAGGTCCGGAAGCATCATCTGTTCTTCTTCTTTATTTTCTTGATCTTGCGAATGTATCATCTGTTGCAAATCCAGTTGGTACACATGCTTGTAGGTGGGCAAGAATAATAGGACAATTACCAAATATCTACGCTTCTACGCATGAGGATCTAATTATGTCAGAGTTTAATATCACTCGTAATAGAGAAAGCATTGTATGGATAATGTTATACTTATGCGGTCCAAACTGTATGCTGACAACACGTATGTTTTTATTATGGAGAACGTGTATAAGTAAACCAGATGATTTTATTTATAGAACAAAAGTTTATAAAACGACTGATCAACCTGATACGCCAGATTATCATCCTAAAATCGATATTCCTCTTCCGCGACAACTTTCATGCCTACCACCTGGTTTTCCGACCGCCCTTTTACTTGACGTGCAATATCATAACGATCGTCTGTGTAGCGCTCGTACAGAATGGATTGATAAATTACGTAAGGCTCGAAATGAATTATGGGGAGAGAAAGGAGTGTCTATAGAACGTGTCCTTTCTCTGGCTGGATGTTCACAACTTGATGGTAGCAGACTAAATTGTAATATAGGATCCATTCTATCACCTCTATAAACTTCAAATTTATCTTAATACTAATGTATAATTATACATTAGTATTTTTATAGGTCCATGTAAGTCAGTCTTATTTTGTAAGGCTAACAACAGTTGCTCTTATTCGTATGAATTAGTAAGAATATTTTTTTTAAAAATAAAAGAATATTTAATTCGTAAGTTTTTTAATCAGAAAATTGCTTTCATTACATATGAATTACTAATTTTTAAACTAAATTGTTATTTAAAAATAAGCTTCTTATAATTAAGAAGTATATTACGGCGAGTTAAAGCGGTTAAGGGCGTAGTGACAGGATGAAAACCAAATCTTTTCGCAAACCCTAAAAAATAC